ATGAGCTCCGTTGCAAACGGCCCCGAGGGGACGATCAAACGGGTCAAGGAGTTTTCCTCCGAGATCCGCAAGGTCGTCTTCCACGGTAGCCGGATTCGGGCTGGACTGTTCCGCGGGTTGGTGGGCGCCCTAGGTTGGGTACAGCCGGAGACATGTCTCCAGTTGTCCTACATAGGACGCGCACTCCCGCGGGGTTCAGCCAAAATCTGCAGCGAGGCCCTCTTGACTCATCAGAAGACTCTCGGGTCCGAAGGCGTGACCCCTCCATCTCTCCTTATGCAGGCGAGGCAGTATGCTAAGGACTGGGCCCATCAGGTGGGTCTCAGTCTCGAAGCACATCTGCTTCCGCCTGTCCAGGAGAGCGCCTCCCTGGAGTATACCAGGAAGGAGGGAGGTTACGCCCGCGGGCTTCGGGAGCTTTCTGATAAGCCAATGACCCTTCCTCCTTCGTCCATCCGTCACACGATGGACGAAGTGAGCAGGAATTCGCACCCGGGTATGTGTGCGCGCCGCCTCGCTTTTGACGGGGAGGAGCGCAACCATGCGCGGGTGGTGGCCGTGCCGGAGCGGGGTTGGAAAGCCCGCGTCGTAACGTGCCACTCGGCTGCACGGGTCGCCTACCTTCATTCGCTAGGGAAGGGCTTGAGGGCCGCGCTTTTGCGCGACCCACGAACCCGCCTAACGGTTTTGGGTAGACACCGTGAAGCCGTCGAATCCATGTTCAAGAAGCTCAAGGCTCCGGAGAGTGTCGTCGTATCGGCCGACCTGACGGCCGCTTCCGATACGATTCATGGGGACCTCTTAGAGGCCCTCATGAACGGGTTGTGCGATGCCACGGGCATGGGTGCTTTACCTCGTCAGAGGTTCATCACCGGTGCTCTTGGCCCGTACTTCCTGCGATACCCTTCGGGCGAAGTAGTGGAAACGTCGCGAGGGGCCCTTATGGGTCTTCCCACGACGTGGCCGCTACTTTGCCTGACCCACCTGTTTTGGGTGGATCAGTCCTTGGGCCTCCGAGGAAGGGGTCAGGATCCACACGGTTTAAGGGAGTCCGCGGTCATCTGTGGGGACGATCTCGCCGCCATTTGGCGACGGGACCGTCTTGCACGGTACGAGGAGATTGCCCGGCAATGCGGGGCCGTCTTCTCGCCCGGAAAACACCTTGTGTCGCGTCGTTGGGGGATCTTTACGG